GCACTTTATATCGAGACTATCGCATTCCAGTTTAAAAACCGATACACGGCGGTTTTAGAGGAAAATAAACTACTGGATGAATATGTGAACAGTTACCTTGATTTGTTCGCAATAACGGTCTTAGAAGCGACTATGCGGCACATAGACGATGAATATTATTTGTCGGAAGATAGGGCAACATATATCGCAGAAAACGAAAGCAATACAATCTTGAACCATTCGGATTATGAAAAAGCGATTGCGGATGGAAAGACAAAGAAAAAATGGATTGATATTCGCGATAATCGGGAGCGTAAGACACATTTAGCGGTCGGCGGTACTGTAAAACCGATACAAGAACCGTTCATTGTCGGGGATAGTTTGATGTTATATCCCAAAGATAAAGAAACGTACGGCGCGTCTGACGAGGAAATTATAGGATGCCGTTGCACAATCAAATATTTTTAAAATAATCAGCGCTCATGGAAACATGGGTGCTTTTTATATACGACACAGAAGTCGTTAAAAGTCAAACAACACAGAAGTTGTAAAAAGCCAAATGTAAAAGTTGTGAGAGAACACGTTAAAACACAGAAAGGTTAGGTAACAAATTATGGCAGATTTAGACACCAAACAGATTGACGAACAGAATGTTGATTATTCAACAAAAAACAGCTCTGATTCAGAGGCAATCGCAGGCGTAACAATTGAATCCCTCATGGCTGAAATCGCACAGCTTAAAGCTGACGGCGCGAAGAACAAAACCGCGCTTGATAAGGCTTTAAAGGAAAAGGGAGAGATTACAAAACTTTACCGCGCAAAGCAGACTGCGGAGGAGCAGGAGGCAGAGGCTAAGAAAGAAGCCGAGGAACAGCGCAGGCTTGCCGAGGAAGAGAAAGACTTAAAAATTCGGAGGTATGAATCAAGGGATTATTTCCGTGAAATGGGTATGAACGGAGAACTTCTTGAAAATACCGTTGAAGCAAAACTGAATGGTGATGAAGCTACCGTAAGCGCAAATATCGCCAAGTACTACGAAAACATGATGAATGCCAAGATTAAGGAAAAAGAGATTGAAATTCTCGGTTCAAGACCTAATCCGGCTGTAGGCGTAGGCGGCGAAGAATCGAATGTTACCAAAGACCAATTTAACCGAATGGGATATCAGAAGCGCGTTGAGTTCAAACAGAAATATCCTGAACTTTACAAAAAATATACAGAATAAATGGAGGTAATTCATTATGGCAACAACTTATTTACAGAATCTTGTAGACCCGGAAGTAATGGCAGATATGGTATCAGCAAAACTTCCAAAGAAGATTAAGTTCACACCGATTGCTCGGATTGATTCTACTCTTGTTGGTAGACCAGGTAGCACAATTACAATTCCGAAGTATAAGTACATCGGAGAGGCAGAGGATGTAGCAGAGGGCGTAGCAATGGGAACGACCGTTCTTACCGCTTCTACTACGCAGGCAACCGTTAAGAAAGCTGGTAAGGCGGTAGAACTTACTGATGAATCGGTACTTAGCGGATACGGCGACCCGGTAGGTCAGGCAGCTAACCAGATTACCATGTCTATTGCTGACAAGGTGGATTCTGACGGATATGACGCACTTTGCGGCGCACCGCTTGTATATGATGGTGTTGCTACCGAAATCAGCTACAAGGGCGTTGTAACGGCAAACAGCAAGTTCGAGGACGAGAGCGATGCATCTCTTTCAAAGATTCTGTTTGTTCATCCGAACCAGGAGGCTACGCTTCTGAATGACGAGGATTTCAAGTCGAATGACAAGTACCCACTCAACGTAATTATGAACGGCACTATCGGTTCTATTGCCGGAGCGCAGGTCGTAAAGTCAAAGAAAGTAAAGAAGGTCGAGTATGAGATTGCTGATGATGGAACAATCACGGTGGTTGCAGACGACGCAGAAGAGAGCGCGACCGCGAAGAAACTTTCAACTATTAAGAGTTCCGTTCTTGGCAATGTAAAGGTCGGAGACAAGATTAAGGCAGTTGACGCGGCTTATTACGCTTGCCCGATTGTCGTTGTATCTGTTGCAGACCCGAACGAGGACGCTGACGCTGACGGCGTTGCCGAGGAAGAGAACGCACTTACCATCTACATGAAGAGAAATGTTGAGATTGAATCCGACAGAGATATCCTTGCAAAGACAACGGTTATTTCCGCTGACGAGCATTATACTGTATCTCTTTCCAACGAATCCAAGGTGGTTTTGGCGAAGTTTAAAGCCTAAATAAGGTAGGTGCTGAATATGCTGTTAAGACGACATATTAGAGCAGTAAGCAAGGCGGTCAATTCGACCGCCTTAACTTCTGTTAAAAATGAAAACGTGGATGATTTTTCGCAGTACATGAATCCTCCGGCTGAATCAGAGAAAACCGAAGAAACAGACTATACAAAGTCGGCAATCCAACATCTTACCACGGCAGAACTGAAAGACCTTGCTACGAAAGAGGGATTAGCAGACGCGGAGAATAAAACTGGCGGCGAACTGAAAAAGGAACTGATTGAGCATTTCAATCTGTAAAAGGTGATGATATGAAGTTTTGCTTTGGAGATATTGTTGTCGTTGATGATTACAACATCGGTGTAATTGTCAAAAGTTGGGAAAGCCTTTCTAATGGCGGGTATAACTATGATGTTTATGTGAGAATGTATGACGCGATTCGTAATTACAACGAAAATGAGATTGAGCGTTATATGGTAAGACACAAATATCTTGACGAAGAAGAACTTGAATATCAGAGACAGGCAACAAGGCGGTAGAAAGGAAGTGAGAGTATGGACGAAACAACAGAAATCATCGACGAGGGTATGACATTAACGCTTGAACAAGAACTGATCGCGGATTTGACAGATGAATTATCCGTATCGGATGAGCTGTTTAATGAAAAACTCATGCTCTCAAAAATCCGTAGCGCAATGAGAGAAGTAAAACGTGCGCGGAATTATCCTGATACCTACACAGATGAAATGGTTGAAAAGGATATGTATAACTACTATTCCAATATCCGTAACCTTGCACTTTACGACTATAACACAGTCGGGAGTGAGGGAGAACAAAGCCACAGCGAGAATGGCGTTAGTCGTTCGTATGTGGACAGGAATAAGTTGTTAGTTGGGGTAACGCCACTTGCAAAGATTTTATAAGTGGCGTTTAGGGGTGAGAAAGCGAAAGTGAGGTATAACGATGTATACAGAAATTGCAATATTGATTTCTGTTGTTTCGGTCGCTTTTTCCATCTTTTTTGGATTTAAGAACAATAAGCGGTCGGACACAAGAGACATTGAGGAACGCGTAAGAACGGACACAATCATCAACACAAAATTGGACAATATCGTTTCCACAATGCAGGACATAAAGAACGAGATTGCGTCCATGAGAAATGATATCCAGGCGCATAACGACAGGCTTATCAAGGTTGAGGAAAGCTGTAAACAGGCTCACAAGCGGCTTGACGAGATAACGCTGCGGATTGATGGAAAGGAAGATTGATATGAGTGAAAAGACAAAGAAATGGTTGAAAGCGGCTGGCGTTCGCGCAATTAAGACGACCGCGCAGACAGCGGTTGCTACAATTGGAACAAGTGCAGTACTCGGCGATGTGAACTGGGTAGCAACAATTTCCGCGAGTGTACTTGCCGGAGTATTGTCTATCCTTACTTCCGTAGCAGGATTGCCGGAAGTCGAGGAGTGATTGTGTGAGGACGGCAAGGCGAAACAAACAGAAGGTGTACTATTCATTATCGGATAGCACGATTGAAAAATATGAAACCGATGATGATGGAAATATCAGATATGTCAATGTGGATGGAGTAAAAGTACCAATCAAGGAAACTGTGATTGATTATTCCAAGCCGACAGAGTGCTATATGTCGCTATCTATGTCGGGGAGCGAATCGGAAGATAAGGCATTTGGTATTTCCATCAGCGACTATGACGCAACGTGTATTTGCCCTTTAAACGCCTATCCAATTGCAGAGGGTACACTTATTTGGACTAAGTCGGAAATCGTCTATAAAGACGAAGATAACGGCATTCCCGATAAGACAAGCGCGGACTATGTGGTTAAGAAATGTAGTGAGAGTTTGAATCTCTCGAAGTACATTCTTAAGGCATTGAATAAGTAGGTGCGATATGGCAAAACAAAAATTCAAGTGCGACATCTTATCCGTATCATCTATCCGCAATTTGCAAAAGGAACTAGAGAAGTATTCGGATAGCTTGACCTACAAGGCACAACGACTTGCGGAGACGCTTGCAGAACGCGGCGTAGAAAAAGCGAGGGTTCACGTTGCAGACCTTGACGCGATATTTACTGGCGAACTTCTTGAAAGTATTCACAGCGAGTATGTATCAAGCAAAAATGGCGGCGCGATATTTGCGATTGTGGCTGATAGTGACCATGCGATTTATGTTGAGATGGGAACTGGAATGATAGGTGCGGAGAAACCATATCATGGCAAACTTCCAGTTATGTATGCACAAGGAAAGTATGGTAAAGCAAACTTTGAGAAAACTGGTAAGTATTATTGGTTTTATCAAGGAGACGATGGGAATTGGTACTACACCGAGGGTATGCCGTCAAGACCGTTCATGTATGAAACGTCTCTTGACCTTTACAAGATTGTGGAGAAAACTGCAAAAGAGATATTCGGGAAATAAAGCGAGGTGATCGTGTGTGGAATGACGCGATAATGGATAATGTTTTTTACACCATAAGGTATAAGGTAAAAGAAAAATTCACCAAATATAAATTGACGGATGAAAACTTCGGAAAATACCTTATAAACGGAAAGAAGCCAAAATTCCCATACGTTCTTGTTCACCGATTGCCCGGTTTAGAAGTCGGTCATACGCTCGATAAAACTGGCGTAAACGGCATTTTAACGACGTTTCAGATAGAAGTATTCTCCAATGATTCAGAAGATGTATGTGACAAAATATCAAGCTACATTGCAGATATAATGGTCGGAGATTTAATGTTTGAGATGGTCGGAGAACCTTACCCCGATTACACAAGTACGGACGAATACAGATACGTTTCGCGATACCGACGAGTTGTCGGTGCAAGCGATTCATTATCACATTTAGCAACATGACGTAAAGAGGTCTAATTAGACCTCTTATTTTTATGCATAAAAAGAAAGCGAGGTAACTTATATGGCAACATCAGGACTTTCATCTCTTGGCGTTACCCTTTGGGCGGCAGAGTGCACCGATGGAGAAAAAGTAACGGCAAAAGATTCATACAAACAGCTTACGAGAATCAATCAAATTGGCGAGATTACGGTAGACCCGGCAACGATTGACGCTTCTGCGTTAGAGGACAAGTACACGAAGAACATTCCTGGCAGAAGTACTATTTCGGAGACGTTTGCGATTACCGTAAACGATACGGATGAAACGTCAACAGAATGGACGGCAATTCTCGGCAAGAAGATGTGCTTTGTTACGGACATTCCGGGAAAGACAATGCAGAATTTTGTTATCGCAACTGTACCGGAGAAGATTCCGGCAAGTGCAATTGACCAGGATGGACTTCTGACGTTCGTTATGAACTGCACAGTAAATGATTTTATTGGTTGGGACACGGCAATTGAAGGACTTGCGACTGCTGTAGCGTCGGGAAAATAGTAAGTCCGGCTCAAGCGTCAACATTGAGCATGGACGATGATGAACCAGTTGACGGCGAAGAATTATTGTAGCAAACGTATGGGCGGTCTTCGGACTGCCCCTGCTGTTAAATTTGATTAGATGGAAAGCAGGTTAAAAAATGAAATCAATCACAGTAAATGGAAATGAATACAAACTGGAATACAGTTTTGAAGCGGCAGAGAATAAGGATTGCGTGCAGGCAATGTTTAAGATGGTGTCCGGCGCATACGTCGCACAGAAAGCCGTAGACACAAACGGAAACGAACAATCGAGTGCGAATGCAATGATTGACGGAATCACGGAAATGGTAGCCGATATTCCACACGTTGTAAATATCGCGTTTTACGCCGGATTGCTCGAAAACAATCCTCTTAGCCGGGATGAAGCAAAAGTTGTTATGAGACAGTATATGAAAGAGAATAAAATCTCTTACAACGGAATGTATGAGACAATCCGTGAATGTATGGAGGATGATGGTTTTTTCGACCTTTCGGGTCTGAACGAAATGCTCAAGACATTGACAGACGCGGCAACGGAGAAAGTGCAGGAAATCAAAGCACCGAAGAAAACGACGAAGAAATCAACTTCCACAAACTAATATGGGAAATATACTTTGTGCAGGCTACGGCAATCGGAATCAGCTATACAGAGTTCTTACGGATGAATCCTAAGAAACTGGAACTTGCTGAAAAAGGTTACGAGTTAGCGGCACAGAGAAAAGATATAGAACAATGGCAACTAGGGATATACGTTTCTAACGCGCTAATTAGCACAGTAGGGAATATGTTTAAGGGAAAAGGAAGAGCACCTTATGAATATCCAAAAGAGCCTATGTTCGCATATAAGCAAGCTATGAGTGAGGAAGAATCAGAAGAACGTAGAAAAGAACGTGAACTGAATGAACTTGTCCGTAGGCTTGACGGGATGGAAACTACATGGAAAAGCAACCATAGAAATGAGGTGGCACAAAGTGTCGAATGATAGAAGAAAAGTAATTGAGATTGCTGTCGCGGAGGAAGGATATCTTGAGAAGTCTGCGGTGGCTTATAAGAAGAATCCTGACATCCTTTATGAGAAAACAGACGGAGCCGGGAGTGATAATTATACCAAGTATGGGAAAGAAATGCATGACATCTATCCGGATGTTATGGATTTTCCGGCTTACTGGTGCGACGCATTTGTTGACGACCAGTTTTACAATGCATACGGCGTATGCAACGCAAAGAAACTGCTCGGAGGAAATTTTGATGATTATACGGTAAATAGCAAGGCTTTATATGTCGGAAAGAATGCGTACCACACAAGCAAGCCACAATTCGGCGACCAAATCTTTTTTACCAACGGCACAAGGGTATGCCATACCGGACTTGTATACAAGGTAGATACAAAATATGTGTACACCGTAGAGGGCAACACGAGCGGCGGTTCATCTGTTGTTGCGAATGGCGGTGGAGTGGCACTGAAAAAGTATCTGTTAATCAATACAAGAATTGACGGATATGGTAGACCGAAGTATGACAACGCTTTGTATACTGGCACGTTTCCAACGATCACGGTTAAAAGCGGCGTGACAAACAAGACACAGGTGAAACTGTTGCAGAAGTTTTTGAACTGGTATGGCAACTATGGGCTTACTGTCGACGGTTCATGCGGAAGTCTTACAACCGAAGCAATACGGCATTTCCAGACATACGAGGGGCTTACGGTCGATGGTTCGTTCGGTCCGGAGTCACTTGAAAAAGCGAAAACAGTTAAAAGGTAATACACAAGCGCGGTAGATGTCACAATCTGTCGCGCTTTTTCTATATTTTGAAGGAAGGAGCGTGACGATATGGCAGAAATTGATAGCTTGGATATAAAGATTCAAGCCGACGCGAAGAAAGCCGAGGATGAACTTGTAAATCTTGCGAAGAAACTTGGTAATGTGGCACTTGCATTGACAGGTATTACAAACAAATCGGGTGGATTAAAAGACGCGGCAAGCGGATTGTCAGAAGTCGCAAAAGCAGTTAATTCCATTGACGGTAATAACCTCACAAGCGTATCTAAGAGTGTTCAATCGCTGTCTCGTGGATTTGCTACTCTCAACAAGTCTATCACGAGTATCACGAATGCAAACGCAGGATTCTCAAAGGCGGCAAGTCAAGAAGCTGACCATTTAGCAAAGCAATGGGGCATTACCGACGCGAAAGCTATTCAGAAGATGGCAGAACAACTTGACGCTTTGTATAACACAAAGGGAGCAGACGCGCCGTTTAAAGAGTTATCCGCTACCATTCAAGAGAACGCGAAGTTTGCCAACGACGCGAACACAGTATATTCTGAACTGTTAAGCACTATTCAAAGGATAAATAGTTCGGGCAATAAGGTTTCACTTGGCTTTAATCCGAGTGAGTTCATAAATCAATATTCCTCTATGCGGTCTACACTTGGCAAGGCATTTACTTCTGAAGTTGGTGGCATAGATTTTGAATCGTGGGTAAGTGAGGTCAACGGAGAACTTGGAAATGTAATTCCAGTCGGAAACACGGCTGTTGAGACTTTCCAAAACCTTGTGAATGTCATAGCGGAATCCCGTAGTACCATGCTTAGTTTTGCGGAGTATGCAAAGCAAGGCGGCGTAAGCATTGAGGATTTAGAGTATTCCATTGCAAACGCTCATAGCGGCATGATGACCTATGAAAAAACATTAGGTACTCTCGGACAAGAAACCGTTGACGATACGCAAAATTTTGAAAAACTTGCGACTTCACTTAGACAGTTTGAGGGCATAGAAATTCCCGATACGTCAAACATTGCTAACCTTGCAGCGAATATCGGTAAATTAGGTAGTAAGTATGTTACGCAAGCTGCGACAAACTTACAGACGCTTGCTCCGGCAATGAATACGTTTGTTTCGGAGATGAACAAGGTTGAAAGCCTGACGTTCAATGCAGAATCACTTTCTGGACTTATTTCATCCATATCGCAATTAGGCGGTGCAAAGGCTACGTCTGCGGCGAATAACATTCCGTTTATCGCGGATGGATTGAAACAGTTGGTAACAGAAATGAACCAACTGCAACGGCTCTCATTTGACGCTAGTAGCCTTACAGAACTTGTATCGAGTATTTCTAAGCTGGGCGGTAAAAACGTCGAGAATGCGGTCACAAACATTCCACAGATAACGACCGCACTCATGCAATTTTTCCAAGAAATGCAGAATGCACCGCAGGTCAGCCAAAACACGGTCGATATGACTAACGCACTTGCGAATCTTGCGACGGCTACAAGAGGTGTAGGAAGTACATCTTCATCGAGCATGAATCCGTTTTTTAACTCGATTATCAAGTTAGGGAACAAGGCAAGCGATGTGATTAAGAACCTTGCGAACAGTTTCTTGAAACTGCAAGTGAATATCGCAAAGACGATTGCAAGCAAAACTCTGATAGGTTCATTTTTCAATAAGATTACAAGCGGTTCAAACAAGGCAAGCAAGGGAATACAATCTCTTGCTTATTATTTTGGAAAATTTTATGCGTCGTTCTTTTTGTTGAGACGAGCATTTAGCGTATTGCAGGAAGCAATCGGGTATTCCTCTGATTTAACGGAAGTACAGAATATCGTTGATAACGTATTTGGAGACGCGAAAGAACAAGTAGAGGATTTCTCGAATAATTCCATAAAGTACTTTGGTATGTCTATCCTCACGGCGAAATCCGTTGCAAGTGAATTTCAAGCAATGGGAAATGCAATGGGGATTACGTCAGCGCAAGTAAAGGCTAGTAACGCTACATGGGCTGAAACGGAAACGGCTTTGTCGGGTACGGCTATGGCATATGACAATGCGGCTGATTCTGTCGCGGATATGTCACTTAATCTGACAAAGTTAGCAGCTGACATGGGTTCTTTCTATAACAAGGACTATGAAGATGTAGCGGAGAACTTGGCAAGCGGTATCTATTCCGGTCAGACAAGAGTTTTGCGTCAGTACGGCTTGGATTTAACAGAAGCTACGCTAAAAGAATTTGCTTTGGCAAATGGTCTTGATTCTGATATTTCCTCTATGACAAATGCACAAAAGACCATGTTGCGTTATCAGTACGTCATGAGCCGGACGGAGAATATCCAGTCGGATTTTTTAAGGACTTCAACGTCGTGGGCTAATATTTCTAGAGTTCTCACGCAGAATCTCCAAAACTTAGGCTCGACAATCGGTGATATTTCCATTCACGCATTCAAGCCGTTCCTTATCGCTTTGAATAATGGAATCCTCAAGCTGAATCAGTTTGCAAAAGCCGTGGCAAATTCACTCGGAAAAATTTTCGGCTGGACGTATGAGGAATCCGGCGGAGTGAGTGATGTCACGGATGAAACAGACGATTTAACGGATTCATTAGATAACGCTACGGATTCTGCAAAAGCATTAAAAAATAACTTACTTGGAATTGATGAACTGAATATACTTAGCGACACTTCAAGTACTAGCGGTTCGGGTGATTCTGACACAAGCGGAGTTGCGTCGGCTAGTGAGGGAACATGGAAGAAAACTGAATCCATGTTTGCGAACTATGAGAGCGAATTAGATACGCTTCAAAAACTTGGGGAATACGTTGCGACCTCAATCAGTAATAGCCTTAACTCTATTGATTGGGACGCAATATACGCAAAGGCGAGCGGTTTCGGAACTGGTCTTGCTGACTTCATGATTGGTCTGTTTTCGGAAGATGAAAACGGAGTTAATGTATTTGGTTCGCTTGGCACAGCAATCGCAGGAAGTATCAACACGGCTATTACAGCGGTTAAAAGTTGGACGGATGAATTTAAGAAAGGTGAGGGATGGCAAAAGTTAGGTGACGGCATAGCTGACATGGTTTCAAACGCTATTAACGGCGTTAAGTGGAAAGACATGAAAGACATTGCCGCGAACCTTGGAACTGGTATAGCAGACGCAATAGACGCATTTGTAACGTCTGATTCTGACCCGATTGTAGCGATTGCAAAAGCGGCGGCAAACCTTGTCGATACTGGAATTACATTTTGGTACAACTATGTTACCGAAATGACGAAAGCTGACACATGGGCAAAACTTGGTACAAAAATCGGCAAAGGTATCAACGAATTTTTCAAGTCGCTGAACGAGAAAGACGAAGATGGAAAAAGTGGATGGCAAAAACTCGGAGAATCGTTTAGTAAGAATATTAAAGGAATAGTCAAAGCAGTTACAACCGCTATAAAAACTGTTGATTTTGAAGCTGTCGGGCAAGCAATCGCCGACCTTATTGGCGGAATTGACTTTGAGGGTGTATCGTGGGAATTAGGAAATCTTGCAAATTCTCTTGCGAATGCGGTTTATACACTCGTTTCAAAAAAAGATACATGGAAAGAACTTGGGGAAAAAATCGGCAAAGGTATCAAAAAATTCTTCAAGTCAATGGGGAAAATTGACGCTGATACTGGGCTGACTGGATGGCAAGCGTTAGGCAAGTCATTGAGCGGATTTATTAACGGAATTGTTACGGCGTTTGTAGCGGCTGTTAAAGAGATTGATTGGAGTGAAGTTGGGAAAGCATTAGGGCAGTCACTTAGTTCGTTTTTTAAGAACGATGATGGCACTATTAACATCAGTTCGGTAAATGTGGTGCTTGGTGCAATCGCGTGGAAAATAACGACCACTGGAATTGCAAAAACTATTACAAAAGATTTGCTAACTACTGCTTTACAAAACAAGTTTACTGGATTTGGAAATCTTGCTGTAAAACTTGGAGGATTGGGATTAGTATTCTCCGGAATTGAAAGCGATATAGAAGGATTCGAAAGCGATAATATCAAAGATGTAGTACTAGGCTCAATCAAAGAATCTATTGGGGCTACACTTGTAAGTGGAAATTGGACAATAGGACTTGGAACTTTTGTTTTGACTTATGGTATAAAAGCCCTTATATGGGATGAAGAACAAGGAATAGGAAGCCCAATAGATGAATTTATCGACACAATAGAACTTTGGTGGAATGACGAAGGAAACCCACTAAAAGATATTTATGATTTGTTTTTCGGAGACAAGAAACTTGGCGGAAGTGGAAGCGTAGGACTTGAAGTAGAAAAAGATTCAAATACCACAGCCGGAGTTGCAAGTGTTTTATCTCCGACAACCATTGACGTTACTGGTAATATTACAAATACAACCATATCCGAAGACTTAGAGACACCGGATATAGTTTCTACCGCTGACCTTACTAGAACAAATGATAATATTTCAAAAAATGAAAAAGAAACTAAGCTAAATGATTTTACTGTCACTTTGAATAAGGTAAATGACGGAATTTCGTCTGATGATAAAAAGAACAAGTTTAAGTACTTTACGGCAAACTTTAGCAAACTATATGATGGACTTACATCTACACAGAAAAGCGAATCGTTTAAAAAATTTACTGCTAATTTTAACAAGCTCCATGACGGCATATCTAGCGAAGATAAGAAAACCGGAATAGGCGGAATTACAGCAGGATTAAAGTACATATCTGACGAGATTTCGTCTGATGATAAAAAAATTAGTGGTTTTACGGCTGTATTCACAAGTACGAGCGATCTTCCAAGCAGCGGCAATGCAACGAGTACAAAACCCGTTGTAAAAAATGCTAATGGCGGTATTTTCTCTGCCGGAACATGGCACAATATTCCAAAATACGCCGCAGGTACACCAAATGCAGGTTCTGTATTTATCGCAGGAGAAGCCGGAGCCGAAGCCGTAGCGCACATTAACGGCAAGACAGAAGTTTTGAATCAATCACAGCTTGCGAGTGCGATCGCGTCAGCGGTAGTGAGCGCGAACACGCAACAGAACATATACTTGCAAGAGCAGAACTCTTTGCTTAGAACGCAGAACAACTACCTGTCACAGATTGCAAGCAAGGAAATCAAGATAGGCGACAGAGAGATTGCAAGGGCTAATCAACGCGGTCAACGGTCGATGGGCTTGCAGTTACGGACAACCTAAATTTAATGAGGGCATGGCATTACGCTGTGTCCTCTTTTTGCATGGAGATATGAGATATGAGCAAAGAAAACTTTTTGATTGTGAACGGTGTGAAATTTCCGTCTCCTGCTCCCGGGATGTCAATTACGTCAAGTCAGACGGTAGACGCAGGGCGAAATCTGAATGCGGCAGTTATCGGGCAAAAAGTAGGCAGACGGATGTGGAAAATTGAAAATCTTGAATGGCACGGACTTGACGCGGACGTATGGGCGAAAATGAAAGCCGCAATCGAACCTTTTTACATTCCGGTCACGTTCACGGGGGACGATAACAAGCGTCATGCCATTACTATGTACCCGGGAGACACAAGTGGAACGCCGCTGTTTCTTGACGACATTTTTTATAAGAACTACGAAGTATGTAAATTTAACTTGATAGATTGTGGGTGGGATGAATAATGTATAGCGTATCACAGTCATACAAAAAAGCAATGAACGCCAATATCCGAAACCGCGCGTATATGACGGTATCTCTTGGAGTAGTAAATAATGAGGCACAGAACAACGCTAAATTATCTGGAGATTTCGAGGTGTTTAGCAACCAATCTATTCCATTCACAAGCAGAGACGTAACTTGCCAGTATGCAACACTTGAACAGAACCTTTCGAAAGCGGACGGAAGTCTTACGTTTTTGCCGGAAAATGAAGAGACTGCGCAATATCAGACGAACAGACCAGCCGTAACAAATGATATCCTTGGTAGCGTTACAATTATTCTTGGTGGAAAGTATGCGATTAAGGGCTTGACGATTGATTTCGGCGATTATTACCCGACAAAACTTAAAATCGTAACAGATAATGATGAATACGAATACTCGAATACTGACGGTGAGTTTGTTGCAACAACGGCATTCGGCGAGATTACATATCTGACAATCGTCCCTATAAGCATGGTCGGCGGTGAGCAAAGGTTACGGATTAACAGAATTGTGCTCGGAGTTGGCATTACGTTTACAAATGATAACATATCGTCTGCAACTCATACAGAGTATGTGAATGCAATTTCAGAAGAACTTCCAAGCACACAGTTTAATCTGAATGCTCTTGATTACGAGGGAAAATTCGACGTAGACAATAAAAATTCATATGTAAATTATCTCGAAACCGGACAGACGTTAAACTATTCGATTGGAATGGAATTGGACGATGGTTCAATTGAATATATCCCAATTTCGTCTCTGTTTTTGTCAGATTGGTCAAGCAAACATGGTTCGGTTACTTTCACAGCAACAGACAGACTTGCATTTATGGACGGAACATATGCAGACGGTAATACGATTCACGAGCGCACGCTTTACCAAGACGCAATAGATGTGCTCACGGCGGCAGGATTGGAGCCGGACGAATACAGCGTAGATGAATGTCTGAAAGATATTGCCATTGTGAATCCACTGCCGGAAGCAAGTTACGCGGAGTGCTTACAGCTAATTGCAAATGCTGGTCGTTGCAAGCTGTTTCAGAATCGTTCGGGATTGATTTGTATTCAAGCAAACTTTGAGAATGTGATAAATCCAGACGATTACACGCTATCGTCAAGTGGCACGGCGGCATGGTCTAAGCCGGAAAATATTATAAAGGGTACGGATATAATATACGCGGATATGACCAATAATGTATTCAGTGCGGACGGCTCTATGTTCTTTATGCCTGTTGATGAAAACTATCTCGAAACATCGTTTGTGAGTGCAGAGGTCGCGGATAACGATGGGCTTTTTAAAGAAAACCCGAATTTTTCCATTGAACTTCCTGCTGCATATATCTATTACAGCGTTTATATGAAGTTTGACGGCAATCCTCCGCAAGAGATTGTTATTAAGACGTACAAGTACGGGGAACTGCAAGAGACTTGCACTGTTAGCGAACTTGAAAAAGAAAACTGGATTTCACATGAATTTAAGTCGTTTGACAAGATGTATTTTGAGGTTACAAAGGCAAGCCCGAATGATCGCGTGATGGTCAACATGGTATCGTTTGGAGACATAACAGATTATACATTGCGACATGATGATATGTACGAATATCCAGATTGTTATCAGGAGAAGAAAACGAAGAGTGTATCCGTCAAAGTTTACTCATTTGAAAACAAAGAAACAGAAGATGATGATGGAAACAAAGTTGTGCGCCCACAGGTAATTGACGATTACAACTATGAGACTTACGATGTAAACACAAGCGGAGAATCTGTAACTTTCGAGAATCAGCTTATAAGTACCGCAGAACACGCGCAAATGGTCGCAGAATGGCTTGGAAGTTATTACAAGGAGAATGTTTCATATAACATCAATTACCGCGGAGAACCTCGTTTAAACGCGTCAGACAGAATCTATATGGAATCGGACGCGGTGAACGGATTACAAATAAATATCGAAACGCTTACACTTGGATTTAACGGGGCATTTAGCGGAACGATAAGCGCAAGGCGAGCATTTACTAACGTGCAAGAATAGGAGGCGGATGTGAAAAGGATAGTAAACGGTCTGTTATACGATACGGATGAATCGGAACTGGTCTACAACGATACGGAGACACAGAGGCTATTGTACCGAACAAAAAAAGGTAATTTCTTCACGCTATACAAGAATGGGGAAATTATTCCAAAAACAAAAGAAAATGTTAAGGAATTTATCGGAACTGTTGATGTAAACATGTACATTAAATTATTTGGAGAACCTGAGGAGGCATAAAAAATGGCAATTAGTCAAATTAAAGCTACACTAAACGGTACTACATATTCATTAACCTACAACAGCACATCCGGGGCATATGAAGCAACAATTACTGCTCCAAGCAAGAGTTCTTACAATCAGTCGAATCATTACTATCCGGTAACAGTTACGGCTTACGATGAATCTGGAAATTACAAAACGGTTACGGATTCGGATGCAACACTCGGAGATAAATTAAAGCTCCAAGTTAAGGAGAAAACAAATCCTGTTATTTCCGTAACCAATCCAACAAATGGCTCCACTCTTACGAACAATAAACCTACAGTATCGTGGACTTGCTCTGATAACGATAGCGGAATTAAGGAAAGCACAATTGCCCTTTCTGTTGATGGAACATCTGTTAGCGGAATTACAAAGACTTCAACAAGTGGAGTATATTCATGTTCTTATGTTCCGACAACCGCGCTTACGGATGGTTCACATACGCTTACTTTCTATGTAGAAGATAATGATGGTAACACGCAGACTGCAACATCTACAATCAAAATTGATACAGTTGCGCCAAGCCTGACAGTGGCACAGCCTGAAAATGGCAAAAAGACAAATGTCCAGTCTATTATTGTAAATGGAACAACAAGTGACGCAACATCATCTCCTGTTACGTTGACTGTCAACGAAACAAGTGTTACTGTTAATACAGATGGAACGTTTAGCACGTCTGTCGCTCTTACAAAAGGTGAAAACACAATCACCGTTGTCGCAACAGACGGAGCAGGAAAGAGTACGACAATCACAAGGACTGTATATTTCAATAATGTTGCACCGACAATCAGTGAGATCACAATTACTCCGAATCCGGTAGATGCGGGAAAGACGTTTGTTTTAAGCGTAAAAGCTACTGCGGCAGATTAAAAATAGGGGGAACATTATGGCGGCTGATAACATAGTTATAACAAATGTTGCGTTAGCCAAAAATATAGTTGCCACCAGTGAAAAATTAAAATTGCAGGTATTTGCGTATATTAGCAGAGAGGAATCAAGGCATTTATCTTTTTCCCTTGATTCCTCTAAACGAAAATCCAACGACGCTAGATGTTCTGCGTTGGAATTTAGGCTTGCAAATGAGCAAAGTAAGATAAGGGGGTAACTATGGCAATTGTTAGCGTAACTGGAACAGTTGACGGTGTTACATATGATATCGAAAACGCCGATAACGACACATATTCTAGTCAGCTTGTAGCACCAAATAAGTCAGAGGATATTGCTGTTACTGCAATAGATGATTCTGGCAATACATCAACGGAAACTGAAACATTATATGTATACGGAGGATGGTTGCCACCAAAAACAGATTGGACGGCGGATGATTATATTAACTACGAGGATTACAATAGATGGATTGGTAATCTGATGGCAATATACAGTTTATCTATAAGGTTGTTTCCGGAATATACTATTAGTTCGCTTGGCGGTGATAAAAATTTTACATCTATGATTTATGCAAGTGAGTTTAATCGGATTGAAAATACGCTTGAAACGATTAACGAAAATACCATGGGATTCGACATTGGAGGAACAAAAACATATTACGACAATGGGAATACGCCAGATTATGAGGAACTAAACAGAATCGAAAGAGCTATGCTTTTACTTTATAATACGATTTATTATAGCATTGAAGCAATGGCAAAACTACCAATTAAATTAGGCGACATGAAAGGAGTTAGACAATAATGACAGAATTAAAAACAAATTATAAGGACGATGTGCTTGATACAAGCAAAAACGCATTAAGGCAATACAACATGACAAACAATGCGAATGGAACTGTATCACTGCAAGATGTTACAGAGTATTTAGTAGATGGCGATAATTTTGGCGCGGAAGATATCAACAAAACGAATGCGGCGGTTAATGAGCTAAACAGCAACTTGACCACCAGTGATGGCGTGACATTCCGCTTCGGCGTGGACGCCGACGGCAACTATGGTTACATCACCACCGGAGAGGATGGTGCTGATTCAGTACACCCTTTTAGTGAAGGTGACAACAAATATCTCCGTTACGACGAAGAAAGTGAATGTATACAAGCACTCGATGAAAATGGAAACTGGGTAAATATCATTACTATGCCACCGCCATTTCCGGTAAAGAGTTTACCATTTAGTTTTATGAACGATGAATCTTATTGGAGCGGTTATACATCATTTAGTGCTGGTTCTCAAGTATATTTTTATTGGAGCACTGTTTCAGTTCCAACAATAACCTTAACAATACCGAGAAAATTTGTATATAAAAGAGGATTATATTTATCAATAAATGCCATCCAAAAGCAAACATATCAATATGATGAAAAATCTACTGCAAAGATAGGAGTATTTATCAATAGCAAACTTGTAGGTAGTAAAACAGGAACAGCAGCTTCTGCATCAACAGCTTCAATCGATAGTTCTTTTAGTTTAGATGATTATCTAAATACTGATTTGGAAGTAACAATTAAATATAATGATTCAGCAAATGGTAGAGGTAACGATTTAACTGTGTATAAAGCTACTATTAGCTAGAGTGTTTTACTCACAATACCCTTAAAAAACAACCATTTATAGATTTGCTGTTTTGTGATAGACGGGGCTGGATACGAACATGGTATGATATCCCTGGGGGGGGTATTCATACTATGGATAAGAAGGAAACAGAATAACTTATCGAGTACGGCGGTCTGTATTCGATAAGTTACGATTGCCCCGAAATCGTAATTTTACTTGGCTTTGGGGCATTACATACGAAAATAAAATTTCATTACTTGACTATCCTTGTCGTAAACAATTTTCTCTATCACTTCTTTTAACATTTCGTTCTTTTCTGGTATGGAATATCGGTCGCATTTCATCAAATCGGATATTTGCTTTATATGTTCAACAGATTGTTTCGAGTTTTCGCAATTTTTAGTTGCCTTGACGTTTTCCATCTTAGACAAGATATTTTCTCTTTCAGACATGAGTATAGCCTTGTTCTCTTTGTATTCCTCTATGGTGTCTATGCCGTCTCTGTATGCCTGCTTAATACGTTTCTCTTTCTGTTCAATGCGCTTCAATTCATTTTGGTAATAATCGGATAAATCATTCTCTTGTACGGTTGCATTTTTCACAAATTGTATGTCAACTGAATCGTCAATACTGTCAATGAAATCAAAAAATAGTTTTTCAACATCTTCGATACGAGTGCTTTGAGAGTGCTTACATTGGCCGTGCGCATACCCAATACAGACAAAACGAGGTTTATATCCTTTACTATAAGTACCTACGGTAGTCAAACTCCTGCCACAATCTGCACATTTGATTATGCCGGAAAGCCAATGACTTTTGGAAACTCTGCGTCCTGCATTGCTTGGTCTTGCATTTAACTTCATTATTTCTTGCGCTTTGTTGAACACTTCCTCGGAGATAATCGGCTCATGTGTACCGTCAGCAATTATCCATTCTTCCTCAGAGTTCTTTTTCATAAAACCGTCGCGGTGCATATAGTTCCATCGAATCTTGCCGATATAGAACGGATTCTGTAAGACATACTGGACAGTTTTGCGTTCCCACTTACCACCTTTTGCGGTAGTTATGCCTTTATCGTTAAGGTCAAGCGCAATAGGAGATATTGTCCCTACTTCGAGATACTTGTTGAAGATGTATCTGACAGTCTTTGCTTGTTGTTCGTCTATCTCGTATACGCCTTTTTCTATGCGCTTATATCCGATGGGAGCCGCACTTTGATAATTGCCACGCCTAGCATTTTCTTTCATTCCGCGCTTAACTTCTTGCGCTAAGTTAATGGAATAGTATTCGTCCATAATTTCAAAAATAGCTTCTGCAATCTGCCCGCCGATATCGTCAGAGATAGGTTCACTTACAGAGATTACGGTTACGCCTATCTTTTTAAGCATACGTTTGTAAATCACGGATTCTTCACGATTTCGGGCGAAACGGCTAAACTTCCAAACGATAACCGCGTCGTATGGATGGTCACTTGACTTGCACCTAGCAATCATTTGAATAAGCTGTGGTCGCTTATCAACAAACTTGCCGGATATTCCTAAGTCTTGGAAAACATCATTGTTTGTTATTAGATAGCCGTTTTTCTTGCAGTAATCAAATATAAGTTGCTTCTGCGTATCGGGGGAGAGTTCAATTTGGTCGTCCGTAGATACACGAATGTAACAACAAGCGGATTTTATTTTACTCTGTTCCATTTGAAAATCCACCTTCTTTCTTTTCTGTGAAAATCAGCCGCCCACCTAAAATGAGCGGCTGTGAGTTTACTTTATGATTTTCTTTAGTTTCTTATAATACT